CTAAATCCGATACATCTATTCTTAAATCTTTTTTGTCAAATGTTAATTGGTATGATGAACTAACTTCATATTGTCCGTCAATACTTGAAGTAAACCAAGTACCCCCGTCAGTCAATACTGATGTAGAAACCCAAGGTGTTTTTTGCTCGTGGTCTCTGTATTGAAAACTTACCCCATCTGATGTTACTGGGTCGTGGTCAAGTTTTCCTGTTCCTTGTTTCCAATCACTACCACTTACCATATAAGCAAATACATTTTGTTCTGCTTCTACTTCTTCTGAAGTAGCGTCATATAAATTTAAATAATATTTTGCGGTAGAAGGAATCTTTCCGTCTTGTATTGATTGTGATATGTAAGAATAATCAAAGTCAATTAATATCCTTGATATGTTTGCCACAGTACCACTTTGATTAACCTCTTTATTAATTTCTAATATTTCGTCTAATCCCGTATTTATGGAAGCTGTTGTCCCACCTGAATAGATTGTTGCGTCTCTTTTTCCAAATTCAAAATAATGCATTATATTTCTCCTAATACTCTACCAATAATGTCGGTGGCTGGATATTTTAGTTCAAATATACTTGGGTCTTTTGATGGGTAAACTATACCATCTCTTGTTGCTTGTCCTATATCGTAAACATTTCCACTATACCCACTTGATGTTGTCGCTTTGTTTTCAACAACTATTAATGGATTTCCAGGTTCGTTTCCGTCTGGTGGAACTACACTCGCTACACCCTCTACTAATGAAACCTGATAAGCAATATCACTCAATATAATTGGTTGATTGATTTGCCATTTATCTATATTGAAATGGTTTCTAACTCTTTGAATACATTTAAACAATACCTCATTTTGATTGTATCCTCGTTGTGTAATAATTCCAAACTTAATTCCGAAGTTAATGATGTAAGCATTTTTTAAATTTATTGCGTCAGTAACCATTCTGTATTGTGATAAGTACATTTTTAAATTTTGTTTTACGGCTTCATTTAATTGTGTTAAGTATTTGTTATTATCGTAACCAAGTAAATACATATTTAATGCCAAAGGATTATCAATCTCTTCCGTATTATCGTTATTTATTTGTAGTTGTTTATCTTGAACAACATATGCCTTCGCTATATTACCATACTTTTGTGGTAATGAATAAACTCTTGTAATGTAGTCTGCTTGTGTTACTGCTCTATTTTGTGCGTTAAAGTATGCAGATGCATTTTGTTTTATTTCAGTTAGTGTTTCTTCACTTGCTCCACCCGACGCTGCGGTTGGATTTGTAAAGGTTAAACTATCTTTTGATGTTTGAACTAAAGATGATGTTAATCCATCTTCTTGAATTGTAAATGTTATATTCTTTGGAAAAGTAATTGAATTGCTTCTAACATTATGTTCAACTGCTCCACCATAACGATATGTAATTGTTAGTGTTGTATTACTTGGTGCTAAACCAAATGTTTTTGTTTTCATAAAGTTTGTCGGGTCAAACGCAGTATCTAAATGTGTTGTTCCAAAACTTAATGCTGAACCAACATTGTCTGGATTTGGAACAATTACTTCATCTGCATTATCACTAATACCAGAACCAAATCTTAATTCCATTTTATTATCTTCTCTAACATATGTTGTAAATCTTCTTGCAGTCTTAATTAACCTTAACATATATGGTGTATCGGTTTGTAAAGAAGAATATGTCGGGTCATTTAAATTAGTATTTTCTATTGATTCAAATACTGTGTCTTGTGCCAAGAAAGGAACCTCATAAAACTTATTACTATTACTATCAGTAACGGATACAATTTCTGTTACATTTTGATTTGATAATGTAATCTTATCAAACTTCTTTGCTCCTGTAAATGAGAAAGTTTCTGTTACAGTATCTCCGGACTTTGCTAACACTTTTTTAGTTAACCTAAATTGTGTTGGTATGGTTCCTGATGAAGGGGTTTGGACTGTATCAACTCTATTATCTAATGCACTTTTTACTTTAAAATTAACATCATCCAATATAGTAAAATCAACACCAGTATCAGAACTAATTATTGAATTACCAGAAACTATTCCGGCGTAATCTAAGTTGGGTTCATAGGTTTTATTCTCTCCGGTTCCAACTTCTTTAGCTGGAACTATTTGTGAAACTTCTAATTCTACGGTTGCTGGTATTGCTAATGCTGGTTTGTATCCTAATGATTGTGCAATATCAAAAATGTTTTTTCTTTCCTCTGCATACTCTATTAGTGTTTCTTTAAATTGATTGTCAACATAGTAATTCAATACATCACCCACATAAGATGCCATTTCAACAAACATCATACCTGGTGATGATTCATTGAAGTCATTATATGTGTTTGGAAAATAAGTTTTTGCAAACTCTAATAAGTTTTCCCTTATTGATGAAAAGTCTCTACCGAGATAACTTACATCTTTTTTTACTATTTTTTTATTTGTGTTGTAATCTACATTAGTAGCCATTTTATTCTCCTACAACCAAGTTAAAGGTTATATTATCAAGTGCGTCTGGTTGAAGTGTTGTTGAGTATTCAAGTGATATCGTTATCTCATTTGGATTAGATTCATTTTGAATAATTATTAAATCGTTTATATTAACATAAGGTAACCAAGTATCTAAGGCGATTCTAATACTATTATCAACACCATCTAAGGTTTCAGAATTTATTTGTTCAAATAACAAATCTCGTAAATCACAACCAAAATCTGGTTGAAATACTCTTTCACCTTTTGATGTCAATAATAGATTTTTAATATTAGACTTTACTTGTTGTTGTATAGTTTTAGTTTGTCTAAAAAACCCATTTAGATTGTGGTCTAATGGAAATTCTATTCCAACATACACATCATCACTTCTATCTATTTCTCTTACATTAGCCATTATGGTCTATAATTACCTTCGCCTTTTTTCTTTTTATCTATTGCTTTCATCAAACCAGAGTAGTCACGAGTTAAAGCATTTACCACATCTTCTGGAACTTGGTCAACTTTGACACCTGCCTTTTGAATTGTTTGAACTGCTCCAACTTCTCTCGCGGTTTCTTTGTTTTGTCTTCCACCCAAATTACCATATCCTAAAACTTCCGCCATATTATCACTACCTAATACTCCACCACCTAATGAAGGGTATTCGTCAGTCTGACTTGAACCTAATGGATTTGTCTTGTTCAATACTTCATTTAATGTTTTATTTTTTGAGTATTGTTTTTTAGGTCTTTGCTTTTTTACTACTTTTGGGTTTGGTTTAGAAATCACTTCTGATAATTTGATTTCTTCTTTTTCATTAATAAATATCTCGGTCATCTGTTTTTTGACTTCTTTACGGACAACTAATTCGATTATTTTTATTAAGTCATTTTTTTTCATTACTACTCCTATTGTACATTTATTTTTTTACTTAAGTAAAGTTTGTTATCTCTAACTTCTTCTAATCTTTTTATTTCATCTCTTAGTTCTAAACTTGGTGGTGTTTCAGTTCCATTACTTGCAGTTAATAATGTTTGTCTTTGTGTTTCCATACCTGCGATTACTTGGTTAGCAAGTATAGTAATAAATCCTACAAAGTCATCATTACCCAACACCGCCGGTGAAAGATTGTTAGAACCAATATCTATTATCGGTGAATCTATCTCAACTTTATCTGCTGATTTAATCTCAACATTATCTCTTGAATAAATACCTATCCCACCATCTTCACCTTTGGAATTAAATACAATTCTGTCTGATTGTATAATTACCTGTGGTTTAAAATATGTTTCATTGTTGTCAAAAGTTGATGTTACTCCAACATCTTCATATGGAACATACTCATCTGTTGTTAGATAGAGTGAACTTTTTTCTTCTGATATAATTTTAGAAGATAAATCTGAAACTAATAATTCATTGTAGACTGGACCATTGGTAAATCCACCTGCTACAATTTTTACATTTGGTGATTCAGTTAAATTTCTTTTGTCTGAACTACCAGACTGAAATTGATTACTACCCAAACGGATTGAGTTACCAAACCTACCTTGTATAATAGTATCTCCCTCTCTCATTAATAACTTTTTAACACGAGATGAAGGGTTAAAATATTTACCAAAATTAAACTTTATTCTATCATATGGACTACCTACTCCCTTGATACTAATTCCAAAGTTAGAATCGGCTGTTGCTAAATTACCCTTGTTCAACTTAGACATATAATAATATCTTCCAGCAAACTCACAACCTAATATTTCTTCACCTTGAACTGGAACTTGTAATATGTTGGAATCCAATGGATAAAAAATATTTGTATCTCCAAATGGTTTATTCTGTTGAGACACATCAAACCTTGCCCTTACGGCACCAATTAAAGATTCATCAAGAGTATCCGTGAATACTTCAAGAACCTCTGCTGGTTCAAACTTTAACATTAATTTTCCTTAGTGATTGAAGACTCTATTTCATCTTTCTTTATTTGTAACTCTTGAACA